TTAGCTGGAGCCATCTTAAGACGCTCGAACAGCATGTAGTCGATTTCGATTGTAGCGTTGAGCTCTTTGAAGATTGCGATTTTTTCTTCAACTGCAGAGCGCTGAGCGGCTGGGAATGCACCCGAAGAACCGATAGCAGCGTACTGGATAGCAGCAGGTCCGCCGCCGACTTGGAACATGAAGCGATGCTCACGTCCGCCGGGCATACCGACTGTCATTTGCTTCACAGATTCCCAGTCACGATGGTCGCGAACCAGCTGACGCCGGAAGCCCTTCGAGAAGGTAATCTGCAAGAGTTTACCAAGCAGTAGTGAGTCTACGTTATTAATAGCCATGGAACAAAACCTCCAAAATTAGAGCCGGAAATTACTGGCCCCGTAGTAAGAGCCGGGTCAAACCTCTGATATCTCCGGCATCGATTTTTGAGTTAACTGCATCTTGGGCTGCCTGTCTACTAGGGGTCGCAGCGGAAGTTGCCTTAGCTGCTACCTTTTGTTGGACGGAGGTCTTTGACGACTCTACTGCCTTAGATACTACTTCTTTCTGTGTCTTACTGAACTTGTTTCTAACTTTTCCAGCAATATCAGACATGATTTGTTTGATAGCTGCGTCGGGGATATTTGGGTTCTTTTCTTCAAGCTTGGCAAGCTCGTCGATGGAAGATTGCCATATTGCTTTATTTACAAACTCTTCCAGGTCTGAGTCACCGAATAGACCGTCTACGCGGACTGCGTTGAACTGTCTTTCCAGACGTGAGTAGAGGGCGTCTTCGCGGGCCTTGGTACGCTCGGCTTCGATAGCCTGGCGTTCTGCCTCAAGTTGTTTCTTCTCTTTTTGAGTCAGACGCTGGGTCTTGCGGGCAAGTTCTTCCCTATCCATAAGGGCGAGTTCTTCGGCAGTAGCATACTGACGAGCTTCACGGCGTTGGATTTCTGCGTCGATGAGGGCCTTAAAGGAGCCTTCCTTGCCGTACAGGAGGTCGATGAGTGCTTCTGGACCTTCTTCTGCTGCAGACTCGATTTTCTCGAACGAGGTCTTCAGGTCTGTGTAATCGGGCCGGATGGCCTCAACTTCCTGAGCAAGGCTTTCCGCTCGTCTTGCTGCTGCGTACTGCTCTGCGATGAAGGACTTGACTGCGTCTTTGTCTGAGAAGTCGACTTTGATTTTGGCGAACTTTCCGTCTCCGATTTCGACTCGGACTGTGTCGACAAGGGAGGAAGGGTCTGTTCCGGTAGGAGTTCCTGCTGCGGCTTCGACTTGTGTTCCTTCTGGCGTGGTCTCACCCGTTGTCCCTGCGAGTTCCTTTTCGATATCTGCGTCCGACATCGGTTCGTCAAGGTATTCGGGCTCCATACTTAGGGTTGGGTCTGAGTCATTCTGGAGTTCCTGCATGGATTCCAGTACGATGTCAGACATGCTTGCGCTGCCTGCTTTTGGGTCGATAGTCGTAGCCATGGTATTCTCCTCTGTTGGTGGTACCATGGCCTGTTTTACCGAGGAACTATCCGTAAGTCAAGACGAACTGCAAGTGAGGCTTGCAGCTCAATCCGAATTGCAAATGAGGATTGCTCCCCAAGGATTATTGCGCTGGAGGAGCACCGCCGGGTGGCAGGCCTCCGCCGCCGAGCATAGCCGCCAAAGGATTGACTGGTCCTTCGCCTGCTCCGGCTGCCTGTCCTTGTGCTGCCACTTCTTCGCGTTCTTTAATGTGCCTGTCAATGAGGGCCTTGTCGGCCTCCGGAAGCGCATCGTACTCGGCAGACATAACGTAGGTGTAAGCTTCCTCGAGCATTGCCTTGTGTTCTTGCAGTTCGCGTGGGGCGATGTAAGTCTGGTTAGCAATCATACGCTCGAATATTTCTCGCTGTCTTATCGCCGCCAATTGTGTTCTATCCACCAGTGAATCCAGTTCGTTGAGTTTAAGCATACCGAGGATTGCTCTAGCCGTGAGTCCCGCCTCCTTCAGGAGTGGAATCATTTGATAAATTTCTTGACGACGTGCCATTGGGTCGAGAGAGAAACTTGTACCGTATTCCACAACAAGGTCGAATCCTCCTTGGATGTCCGCGCCCTGTAGGTCCACGGTCTCGAATGCGCGTTCTTTGCCTAGCACCTTGATTTGCTTTGGTGTCTTCCAGTTCTCTCTGACAATCGAAAGGTAGTCTTTGTAGATAGCTTCGACAAAGCCTACGTACTTATTGAAGAGACGACGGCGAATCATATTGGACTGCTCGACCGCGTACTGCATCGAGAAGCCAGACGTCTCTCTGGACTGCTGGCCCATGAGTGCTTCGGTAATGCCCATGATATCATCAAGGTTCTGCTTCATACGGTCACGGATATTAGGCAGAGCCGCAGGCATGGGCAGTGGTTCCATGAAGTTCGGTGGGATAGCACCGGTGTACTTCACGATATCCCAAGGAGAGTTTGTGATAGAACCTTTAGCAATTTCTGCAGACTCTGGAAGGAGGAGTCTGGCTACACCGTGCGCTGCAAGGATGTCTAGCATGACGTTGTCAAGCCGGTTGATGACGTCCTGGAGTGCAGCAGCAAAGGCCACGACCGACTTGCCCCAGTAGGTCCCGGGGACGTCGATGTCTGTCAGAAGGTGGTATGGCAGCTTCGCGTAGGGAGCGCCTTGTCCACCGTTGCGGTCTACTGTATGGAAGCGGTGCGGAGATACGGAAAGCTCGGTCAGTTGGCAACCGTCCTCGAGGCACCACACAAAGCGACCTTGCATGCCGTTCTCTGGTGTACCTGTCTCCCAGTATTGGTAGACGCGGACAACGTCGTAGAAGTGCTTATTACCGATAGCCGAGCGTGAAGCCGGCATGTTTGCTGTCTCGTTTTGGCTCTTAAGTCTGTACTTCTCCATCTCGTCTTTCTTATCAGGAAAAAGGCGGATGGCTGTTTCGTAGCGCATGGGCATTTCTTCGAAGACGTAGCGAACTTCGTCCCAGGTCTGCGCGTCAGGGTCTGGGTAGATAGACCACACAGAAGGAACAATGTAGGAGAAATCTCCCTCGGTCTTTACTGTATTAGTAGCTTCGTCGTAGGATACGATTTCACCTTTATCCGGGTCAAAGACAGCCTTACCGAAGCCGTTGCCGTAGATGAGCGTGTTGAGATTTACACGGTCTTGTGTTTCTTGCATCTTATACTGGCGGATACCGAAGCGGACAAGTTTGTCTGCAGCATCTGCTCTGCGGCGGTCGTCACGGTCTGAAGTCAGTGGACGTGGTACGACTGTCGGTGGGTTAGCCGACATCTGTGAGTGGAAGAAGCGGATGTTCTTCATAATGTAGTTGGCTGCAACGTTCGACGCTGATGAGTCTACAGGGGCAAGGCCGAGCTCGGATACGGATTCAAACGAGAGATTGACGTCGCCGCCTGTGAAGAACTCTTCAAAGCGAGAAGCAAAGACTGCTCGTTCGTTTTGCTCCCACTGAGCTTCTTCTCTACGGCGTGCAAGTTTAGCGAACTCAAGGCGTTTCTTGAGCTCTTGTTCTCTTTTCTCTTTGGAGTCCCAGAGGTCTAGCTGGTGGACTGGCATTGGTTACTCCTTCTTCTTTTGCTTCCGTACTTTACCCGGAAAACGAATGAGAAGCAACTTAATCAGACTCTGTTTTCCTTCGCCTTTGGAAGTAGTCTCTTTGGAGCTGTTGTATTCGCTCCCTTGTGAGTCCGACCCAGTCTCCTTCATAGTCCGTGACCTTTCCTTTTTTCTGCATTCCGGGCACCCGCATCCATTCTTTCCTTGCATAAAATCTCCTAGTGCCTCTTGCTACGTTCAGTACGTTGTTGTAGTCCTCGAGGGCTTGGGCAACGCGACGCATTTTGGCGATGCGCCTGGCCGTGTAGATAGAAAGTCCAGCGAAGACTATAAGCTGCAGGAGAAAGAGTATAACGAAAGTCACCAGCGAGTCCATGGTCTCCCCCATGCAGAGCGTCTGATTTTTGGCTGGGTAGCTGCCTTAGCACTCTTTTCCCTATTGTACTCACGGATTTGCTGGTCCCAGCTTTTGTCTAGGGTAATTATATTTCCCTCGTATTTCGGACGGTTGTCTACAAAGTAGTTTAGCGCGTCACAGAGGTGGTAGTCGTGGGCGTGGGCAATCTTGGTTGGGTTGACTTCGGACCACTGGGCGGATTGGACTTCATCGATGAGGTCTGTGCACCAGTCGGCTACGAAGAGATTGACTCCGAGGGCATTGTTGGTTGCTGCAATCATGTCGAGCTTACGGTCTGACTTCTTGTAGACGCCCATGTAGGTAATGCCCTGCGCGGCTGCTAGCTGCATGTACCAGGTCGCAGACGTGTCGTAGATACGCCGGACGATGTTAAGCCCTGCCGTGCGTCGCATCACTTCGTTTATGGTCTCGTTAGGGTTCTTAGAGCGGATATAGTCTGCCTTGACGATGTACCAGTGGCCGGTCGAGGGGTCCTCGGCTGCCACGATAAGACCGTGCTCGGAGGCGGCAGCAGGGTCTGAAGCCTCGACATGACGCCAGGCCGGGCTGTAGTTGACGGGATTACGGACCACGGAAGGACGGTAGTTGTAGACGCCCCGGTCTCCGACCAGCCAGTCACCGTGGAGGATTGTGTTCATCATAGCCTCGCCCATGACCTTGGCTGTCTCGAGCTGGACCTGCTTCTCTTCGTCATCGATGGCAGGGTTATCGAGCATGTTGATGCGGATGGTCATGGCCAGTTCTGGTGGAAGCGAGTCCAGGAAGTTCTTTACTTCGGGGTTAGGCACCTTCGGGGTAAAGGTTAGGAGCATTGGCCCTTTGTTGATGAGGATACGTTTAGATGTTTCCTCGATAATGCGGGAAGAAGCAGGAAGCTCGTCACACCAGGCTGCATGACCCGTGAAGGACTGCACGGCCTGCTGAGCTTGGTTAGTATTGTGGTGCGAAAAGTAGAGTATAGTATTGCCATTGTATTTGTTGATAATCTTCTGCAGTGCACCACCCTGTCGGATTTCCTTGATGGAGTCTGGCTCGTGGATGTGGCGGATAATACGCTGGTGTAGCGACTCCTCGACCTGCTTGGAAGTACGGCCTAGGATGTAGAATTGCAGGGAGTCGTGCCAGATGTCAGGGCGTTTCCAGGTTACGCCGTCTTCGCGGAACATTGTAGCAAAGGCTTTGGCACCGGTGGAGGATTTTCCCGATTGATTACCCGCTCTTACGACGATGTACCGTCTCTTTCTCTGGAGGACGGCGTCGATGATTTCCTGTTGCTGCGCTGTTGCCTTGGAGCCTGGCCGGGTTGGGTCGAAGGCTTCGAGCAGCTCTTTGGTTTTGAGTTGCTCTGCGGCTGCGGCGAGCTGGCGGAGCAGAGCATCGCGGCTCATTCCATGGCTACCTTCTTCTTACGACGTGGGCCTTTGGTCAAGGCTTTGTGGAGCGCCGCTGTCTCAACGAGCTCCGCGTCGCCGATGCTACGCACGTCTACGGCGTCCAGGGAGAGGATTTTGCGTTTGTCGATGTAGAAGTAGTACGCCGTGACGGAGCCGTCCTCGGTGTAGACTGCTTCCCAGGTCTCGGCAGGAATGACGACCGAGATACCCGTAGTAAGCAAAACCGAGTATTGGTGTCTTACTTTAGCTATTGCTTTGATTGGTATCGTCGGCTGCATCTTGGGTCTCCTCTGAAGCTTGGGCGAGACTAGCAGGTTTTTCCTCTTCAAGCAATGGTCTAATCAGATGGGCGTTTTGTTTCAGGAAGCCCCGCAACTGGTTGATATCCATGTTGTCGAACTTCGTGTTAGTCTTGAGGGACTGCTCCTGCGCCTCGTAAGAGAGTAGAGTTTTTAGGATGTTAACCTTGGCCGAGGAGGCGCGGGGGTCTGGGTCGTCTAGGATTTGGACTGCTGCTTCGAGGGCCTTGTCTGTCAGGTACTTGATTTTCTGGCGGGATTCTTCTTTGTTGATGAACCAGGCACGGAAGCCCGGCTGGTTCCACCAGGTCCTCAGGGCAGGGATGCCGGTCAAAGAGATAGCACGGTCCACGGTCAGGCTCTTGAGGTCGAAGAGCATGGTCTCAGGGTCGGCAAGGAATGCTAGCAGGGCTGCTTTCGCTTTGCGCTGGGACTCGGTAGGTCTAAATGTGTCGGCGATGAGTTTGCCGATTACGTTGGTTTCGTCTTGGCTTTCCGGCGTTGGATGTCCTGAATCGCGCTCGAATACCGGTTTTTTGCGTTCCATAGTGGCTCCTCGAGTTGGAACAATACGTTGCCTCTGATTCTGGTTAACTGGCTTAGGGCGCCTCTGGCCTGCAGGCGCTGCAGGTCTTCGTAGAAGCGGGCGTGGTTCATACCGAGGGCACGACAGGCTGTCACCAGGTTGATGCGCATGTAGCCCTCGCCGAACCTTTCGAAGAAGTCAAAGTTACCGTAGAGCAGAAGGAAGAGCACCCGGTAATGCCGGAGCTTGACCTTGCTGAGTCTAGGCAGCCTTTTTTCTGAAGTGGCAGCGGGCATACTTGTTGGCCTCTTTGCGTCGCTTCTCTGTCATGCCTGGAAGCCTGGAGACCCAACGGGTGAAGGCTTCCTCGGTGTCGAACCGGTTCAGGGCAGAGAGCATGTCCTTGTAGAACATACCGGGTCTTACAGAGGAAATCAATGGTTTACTTGGCTTATGGCTAGCCTTATGCTTCTGGATAGATTTGTAGAGGGCACCGTGGGCTTTATAGGTCTTGGCCTTGACTCCCCACTGGTAGGAGTGGTCGATGCACTCTATCACACCGAGAGTCTTAAGTTCTTTGAGCATACGGCTCACGGTCATAGCACTCACGTTAAGCTGGAGGGCTATCTTCTCTAGGGGTAGATTAAACGATTCAAGAAGACCCCAGCAAGCAGTCAAGATTTGGAGAAGCTGGATACGGTCGGCAGTCTTGGCCCACAGTCTAAGCTCAGGGGCTAGCTGGTCCAGGTCAGACTGGTAGTAAGTCACTGTCTTACTTACTGTGTTAAGGATAGTCCTACTCCCCCCTTCCCCCTCCTCCTGCCCTGCCCCTCTTTGCACAGCGGGGGGATTAGAAGAGAGCCAGTCTGCTAGTTCGTCGACCAGGGTTTGATTGACGTAGCATCTGGTTGCTCCGGCTCTGTCGAAGAAGTGGAGGTTTTCTGGAAGTAGGCTTTTCAGGAATCCTTCGATGTCGTCTGGGATTTTGCCGTCGAGGACGATGAATGCCTTGGTATTGCCGCTGACGCTTTTCGTGACGAGAGCATACGGTAGAGAGAGTTCGAGTGCGTTGTGCAGTCGGTCCTGGGTCCAGCCGGTCGGGTAGTCTTTCTTGTCGAAGTCTAGGCAGAGCATGTTCTGCAGACCTAGGATTGGCAGTCTATTCTTCTTTAATTTTGCGGTATTGGTTAGCTGGTCTTGGAAGAATCGTGTCCGGAACCATTGGGTCTCGTTGCCTAAGTCTTTCGGTAACTTATAGCGGAGTGTCGGGCCGTTTGGTACTTTTAACTCTCTATAGTTGTTAGTCATACTTGACTTACCTCCCGGCTACTGGTATAACAAGGATGCCAGAGATTGTCAACCCCCTCCCACCCCCATGACAGACTCTGGCCTTACCCCCCTGGCCGGGCTTGCTTCTGCAGGCTCGGTCTTTCGTTTTGCCAGTCAGACACCCCTCTGTTTCTTCTCTTCCTCTTCGAAGATTTTCTTAATCTGCTGCTTAGTCTTCTCCTGGATTATGCCTGACCGGCGGTGTCTGGCATAGAACTTGCATTTTACTTCCCCGACGTAGGTATGCCAAGAGAACATCTTGACCCGGCTGACCTTGTAGAGAGCTTGGCTGAGCTTCGGGCTCTTCTCGTTCTCGAACCTCGCCGCCATTTCCGGCAGGACGTAGACCTCCCGGTCGGTCAGCTCCGCTAGTCTGACTAGAAGGGCTTCGTCCCGAGTGAGGTCGAGGTCCCCGTGCCAGACCTTGCCGAGCCCCTCCACTACGACATTCGCGTTGAAGACTACGAGATTCTTGGGAAAGCACTTCTTATAGGTCGACTTCGAGCCGGCAATCAGGCGGGAATCGCGGCCCAGAATGAGTCGGACCGTGTTCTGAGCGGATTCGACTACGTCGGTCAGGGTAAGGTCGGACATGGTTATCTCCTTGGCAGTACAATCATCGTATAACGAGTGTAGCACTTCCGGGGGGTTGCGGTCAAGGCCTTTTGGAAGGCGTAACCCCCAGTGTGGACAGGGAAATTCCCCTCGCAGGGCCTCGCCGGCCCCACTTGCCCCGCTTTTCGGAGGCCTCGGACCAGCCTCGGCCGGGTCGGACCGGGCCAGACGGTCTAAAGGGCAGGGTGGCGATGGGCCTCTCCCAACCAGGTCGGGCTGGCCCACAAGACGGACTGCCCGGGCCAGACTGACCGAGTCGGGCCGGGCCAGCCTAGCCAACCGAGCCGGGCTGACCGCTGCCGGACAATTATTTTCTGTCGGACTAAAGTTTTTCCGAGACCCGCCGATAAGTATTGTGAGAGTCGGGGATGCACTCCGGCCAGTCACTGAGGGGGTCTCACATGTTCCCAATCGAAGTCAGCCTCAATGAATCTACATTCGCTGTCGCTCGCAATATTGAAGAGCTTGAAGCCATCCTCACTATGATTCAGACAGACGTCAACGACGGACAGCCTCTCCGCTTCGACAGGAGCGGGCTCGCTCAGGGTCAGCTCGGGGTTTACACCGGGGGTTGGTGAAAAACTCCTCAAGTTTTCCCGAGACTGACCGATACGTATCTCAACAGCGGGAGACAGACTCCCGCCAGACTGACAAAAAGGGGTCTAACATGAGAGCAGCCATTATCGTTATCTCTTTCGACTACATGGGCCGCAAACAGTTCAACTGTGCATGGGATGGCGACGTCACCGAGCTCGCCGACGCCGAGCGAGTCCTGAAAAAACAGGCGAAAGAGCGCTGGGCTCACGTCATGTATAGCGTCACCGAGACCAGCGTCACTGAGTGCTACCGCAAGCGCGGCTCCTCTGTGTCGCTCAATGCTCAGCAGATTGAAGACGCAAAGAACTACATGAAGAAATTTTCCGCTAAAGCTTCCTGAGAATGTTCCGATAAGAAGAAAGCAAGGGGGACACACAATGCAACACTACATCGGGCAACGCGCAATCGAGGTAGACTTTACAGAAGTCGAACACGCCCGGGCTCTGGCCCGGCCGCTCCTGAGCAAGGACACAAGCAACGCCAAACTCGCAAAGACGTTTGACGTGCACGGCCAAGACTGGTCGACTTGGATACTTTACCTAGCCCCGGCCGAGGTGGCTGTAGACGGGGTCAATCTCTGCCCAGCATCGACAGAGTCTTGCCGCAAGGACTGCCTCTTTTTCCAAGGCCGCGCTAGAATGTTTAAAGAAGTCAATGAGGCTAGAATCAGGAAAACAAAACTTCTCCTGACCGACCCTATCGCCTTCTACGGCAAACTGCACCGGGAGATTCAGGCAGCAATCCGGAATGCGCAACGCAAAGGCAAGCGCGTAGCCTTTAGACTAGACGGAACAAGTGATATCGGGCTAGGTGTTTATTTCGCTCGGGTCTATCCCGAGGCTCAATTCTACGACTACACAAAAACGGCAAGGGCAATGAACTTCGCTCGAGGCAGTCTCCCAAGCAACTATCACGTCACCTTCAGCCGCTCCGATACCAACAGTGGCATCGCGG